AGAGGGTGTGGTGTGGGACGGGGTAGTTTGAGACTGGGTAGTTTGAGACTGGGTAGTTTGAGACTGGGTAGTTTGAGACTGGGTAGTTTGAGACTGGGTAGGGTCGAATTCATCAAATAAGGATAAGGATGCAGTATATGTATTAGATAAAGTTAATCTTTCATATTTTATGTTGTTATAGCTTATTGTATTATTGTCTAAAATAGAGATTTGTTTTCCATTATGTGTGTTTGAATTTGAAGTTGTATTAAAATAATATTCAAAAATACAACATTTATCGTATGATTTACTATTATTTAAATAAACTTTTGAGCCTATATTGCCAATATTATTAGATTCATCTGTTTTTAAAATTAAATATTTGCTAAAATAATCATCATTATCTGGGTTAATATCTTTATATAGTATTGTATATGGAAGAGTATTATAGAATACATCTTTCACGTTATTTTCACAGATAACAGTATTAGCTGCAGGAGTTGTAAAAAAACTATTAGTTGCCGGCGTTGTAAAAAAACTATTAGTTGCCGGCGTTGTAAAAAAACTATTAGTTGCCGGCGTTGTNNNNAAACNATTATTAGATGCCGGCGTTGTTCCCAAACCATTATTAGATGTCGGCGTTGTAAAAAAACTATTAGTTGCCGGCGTTGTAAAAAAACTATTATTATTAGATGCGGGTGTAGTTGCAAGAGTATTAGCTGCAGGAGTTGTAAAAAAACTATTAGTTGCCGGCGTTGTAAAAAAACTATTAGTTGCCGGCGTTGTAAAAAAACTATTAGTTGCCGGCGTTGTAAAAAAACTATTAGTTGCCGGCGTTGTAAAAAAACTATTAGTTGCAGGCGTTGTTCCCAAACCATTATTAGATGCCGGCGTTGTAAAAAAACTATTATCATTAGATGCTGGAGTTGTTACAAAACCATTAGTTGCAGGTGTTGTTCCCAAACCATTATTAGATGCTGGAGTTGTAAAAGAACCATTATTATTAGCTGCGGTTACTGTAATCTCATTAATTATTCGGTTCTCATCATTTATTGTTAAAACTAATGTATTATTATTAACTTTAAATGATGCTCTACTATTTGTTGAAAACCATTCTGTACCTTTTTTAAAATTAAGTACATCATTTATAAGGGATTCTTGAAACCTAAACATATATGATGACCCACTGTAGTTAAGATTAATTGTAAGTCTAGCTATCGTCTTCGGTCCACTTGTCCGATTTATAAAGTGATCTGTGTTAATTGATAAATTGTATTCAATACTATTACTATCCTTAATAACAATATTTTTAGTACTAAAAATATTGTTATTACTATCCGTAATAACAATATTGTTAGTATTATTTTTAATTTCAGTTGCAAGTGATCCTAAAGTATAAATAAATTTGGTTAATACATTAGTATTACTTGCAGGAGCTGTTTCCAAACCATCATTAGATGCTGGTGTTGTAAAAGAACCATTATTAGGTATAAGGTTTTCAAATGAAAATGCTTCTTTCTTTCGAATAAAACACATGTATAATATAAAAATTAATAGTAGAATTATACAAATAAGTATAACTTTATTAGTATTCATATAATAATATAAAATAGATTAATTTTCACATTTAGATTTAAAATCATTGTAATTACTGTAATTACCTAAAGTTCCATACTTTCCATAATAATCCAATATATGGCTATTATTATTATTAAATGTAGGATTAGAAACCTGTTTTTTTGATGGGTTGTATATTTTAAATTGTATTGTTAATAATAGTAAAAAGCCTATTAATACAGTCATAAATATATATAAATTTATCATTATATATATGTTATTTTTTTTAATTTATAAAATTGAAATTATTTAAAGATTAAAATTATTAATAAATAAATTCAAATGCCTAAAATAACAATTCATAAACAGAAATCAAATGATGAAGTTGTAAAATTAGATCATAGAACACACATTTATAAACTTCCAGATACTTATATTGGTAGCATTGAGAAATCATTAGAAACACAATATTTGAAAAATGATGAAAATAAATTTGAGAAAAATGATATTGAATTTATTCCTGGCGAATACAAGATTTTCGATGAAATTATTGTTAATGCATTAGATCAGTATATTAGAACAAATGAAAATTCTGATTGTAAAGATAAAGTCAAAAATATTGATGTGACAGTAGATAAAGAAAGTGGTGAAATATGCGTTAAGAATGACGGAGAAGGAATTAAAATAGAAATGCATTCTAAAGAAAAAGTGTATAATCCAGAACTTATCTTCGGACATCTTCTTACATCTACTAATTATAATGAAAAAACCTTGAAGCATGTAGGGGGTAAAAATGGCTATGGAGCCAAACTCACTAATATCTTTTCAAAACAGTTTACAGTAGAAACGTGTGATGGAAATAACCTTTTTAAACAAACTTTTTATGATAACATGTCTAGAAAAGATGCTCCTATTATAACAAAATATAAAGGAAAACAGTATACTCTTATTAGGTATATTCCTGATTATGATAAATTTAAAATAGAAGGTTTAACAGATAATATGATGAAAATTATGGAAAAACGAACATATGATGTAGCGGCGTTTACTAATTCAGCACATATCACATTTAATGGCGAAAAACTTGATATTAAATCATTCAAAGATTATACTAACATGTATATTGACGATGATACTGAAAAATATTATGAGAAAATTAATGACCGGTGGGAAGCGGTGATTTGTTTGAATGATGATCAAGTGTTCGAACCAATTTCATTTGTAAATGGTATTAATACATGTAAAGGTGGTAAACATGTAGATTATGTCGTGAATCAGGTTACAAAGAAGCTTAGCGAATACATTACAAAAAAGAAAAAGATGACTATTAAGCCGCAATTTATAAAAGATAATATCCGGATTTTCATTAAATGTACGATTGATAATCCAGCCTTTAGCGGTCAAACAAAAGAATTTATGACGACAAATAAAGATAAATTTGGTTCTGAGTGTATTATTAGCGATAAATTTATTAATCAAGTGGCAAAAATTGGAATTATAGAGCGTGCCATAGAACTCTTTGAATTGAAGAATTCTAAGGGTCTAAAGAAACATGATGGTAAAAAACAAAATCGTATTAAAGGGCTTCCTAAATTAGAAGATGCAAATTGGGCTGGAACTAAGAAATCAGATGAATGTACTCTTATTTTGACAGAAGGAGACTCGGCTAAATCAATGGCTATGGCTGGGATGTCTATAATTGGTAGAGATAAGTATGGTGTATTTCCATTAAAAGGGAAGATTTTGAATGTGAAAGATAATATGAACGGTAAAAAATTGCTTGAAAATGCTGAAATTAGTAATATCAAAAAGATTATGGGATTAGCATCTAACAAAGATTATAAAGATACTAAAGAACTTAGATATGGCAAATTACTTATTTTAACAGATCAGGATGAAGATGGATCACATATTAAAGGGCTACTCTTTAATTTGTTTGAAAGTTTGTGGCCATCACTCTATAAATTAGATGGATTTCTTAATACTATGTTAACACCAGTTATTAAGATTAAACATGGTTCTAAAGAAAAGTCTTTTTACAGCGTTAAAGATTACGATAAATGGATTCAAACGGACGAAAATATTGGCAAATGGATAACTAAATATTATAAAGGATTAGGGACTAGTACTCCTAAAGAAGCTAAAGAATATTTTAAAAAGCCTAAATTTGTGAATTATACAAGTAAAACCTCGGCTGATAGTGACGCTATACATCTTGCATTCAGTAAAAATGATGATAGTGCCAATAAAAGAAAAGATTGGTTAAGTGATTATAATTGTGATAATACTTTAGATTATAAATCTAAATCTGTATCAATTGAGGACTTTGTTCATGATGATCTAAAACATTTCTCAGTATCTGATAATGTTAGGTCATTGCCAAATATTATTGATGGATTAAAACCATCACAACGAAAAGTACTCTATTGTTGTAAAAAAAGGAATCTAACATCTAAAGAAATTAGGGTTGCTCAACTTGCAGGTTATGTTAGTGAACATGGGGCATATCATCACGGAGAAACGAGTCTACATGGGACTATTGTTAATATGGCGCAAGATTTTATGGGTTCTAACAATATTAATCTGTTGGATCCTATTGGTCAGTTTGGAACACGGTTTATGGGTGGTAAAGATTCGGCACAACCGAGATATATCCATACAAAACTTATGCCAGTTACAAATCTGTTATTTAATAAATTAGATGAACCTGTTTATAAATACAATGTAGATGATGGTATGGAAGTTGAGCCTGTATATTATGTTCCTATTCTTCCATTAGGATTGATTAATGGTAGTCAAGGTATCGGTACTGGTTGGTCAACCGATATTCCAAAATTTAATCCATTAGATATTATCACCAATATTAAACATAAACTAAATGGTAAAGATTATAATGATATGATACCCTTTGTTCATGGCTTTAAGGGTTCAATAACAAAGAAAAATAGTAATACTTTTGTTAGTAAAGGTATTTATGAAGTTAAACATGGTAAAATTATTGTGACTGAATTGCCAATCGGTATGTGGACAGATACTTATAAAACATTTTTAGAAAGTCTAATTATTGATTCTAAAAACAAAAGTAAAAAACAAATTATTAGATATTATAACTCACATAGTACAGACACCGATGTTAATTTTGAAATAGTAATGAATGAAGATGATCTATGGGATCTTAACAAATATAATGAAAAAATTGGTATGACCAATTTGGAAAAAACATTTAAATTGGCTAGTCAAATTAATCTTAGTAATATTGTTGCATTTGATTCACATAATAAAATTAAGAAATATAGTAATATTAATGATATACTTGATGAATATATTGAATTGCGAATAAGTTATTATGATAAACGTAAGGAATATCTTCTTGGACAACTACAAAAAGAAATTGATGTTTTAAGTATTAAAATTCGGTTTATTAATGAATTTATTGAAGGAAAAATTATCATTAATAATAAAAGTAAATCAAATATCATTGAACAATTAGAGAAAGGTGAATATCCAATGGAAAATGAATCATATGATTATTTGCTTAAAATGCCTATTTACAATTTGACAAAAGATAAAATTGATGAATTTAATGCTAACTTAGAAAATAAACAGAGTGAACACAAAAACTTGTTGGCAAAAGATAATAAGGAACTTTGGTTAGATGATCTTAAAGTCTTAGAACCAAAACTAGCCCATTTTAAACCAAGTAAAAAATTTAAATTTAATCTAAAAGATAAGAAAGCTAAAAAACCTAAATAAATCTAAATAATTATTTCAAAATCTTATTATTTTTTTTAATTAATCTTTCAAGGTCTTTAGTCCAACCTAGTTTTCCAGCTAATTTTTTTACACCACTATCACAATCTGTTAATAAACAAATATCTCTTGATTTTTTAGTAAATCTAAAACCATTTGATCTCATTCCAACTTTTTCTTTATTTATCAGTAAACGTGGTATTTTAGATGAAACTCTATTAATAAGAGACGCGAATGGTTGTACTGTCAACGAAGTCCCCATAACAATAAGCAAATCACATTTAGGAAAATCTTCATTAACTTTATATACAAATCGCTCAGATAAAGGTTCGCCAAAAAATACTATATCTTGTTTTACAAGACCACCATGTTTAGTATTCATTTCTTGCCATCCTTCTTTACCTTTAAGAATAGATGAACGAACTTCATCAGGATTCACTTTTTCCCCAGTTTCAATACAGGTGGCAGTATCAAAAGTTCCATGTGCGGCTACAATTAATTCAGTGTTTAATCCTGCAATCCGTTCTAAACTATCTATATTTTGTGTAAAGACGCGTAGCAATTTGTTTTTATCAGCTAACA